TAGTTAAGGCTTGCCAAGATGCAAAGGTCAGTCGTGCTACGTTATATCGCCATATGAGCAAGAACGCAGAGCTAGATGCAGATGTTAAGACTGCACAAAGACAGGCTGCTGAGAAAGCACTAGAAGAGTTAGAGGATATGTACGGAGATGCGTTACATGGTCGTAAGAGTTACGATCCTAATTTGTTGAGAGACTATGGGCATCATGTAAGATGGAAGGTGCAGAAGATATTACCAGAGAGATTCGGAGAAGCTAAGAACAGAACTGGCGTTGAGATCAGTGATGGTTCTTTGAAGATAGTTTGGGAGACTGGTACAGAGGATGCAAGTTAAGATACCTTATAAGCCTAGAGACTTACAGGCTGAGATGCACAAGAACCTGAAGAGGTGGAATGTGCTGGTTATGCACAGACGCTTTGGTAAAACTGTGTTTGCTGTCAATCATATGATTAAACATGTGCTTACTTGTCCATTACCAAGACCAAGAGTTGCGTTAGTAGCTCCTACGTTTACGCAAGCTAAGAGAATAAGCTGGGATTATGTAAAGTATTATGCTGGAGTGATACCAGGCGTTACCTTTAATGAGACTGAACTAAGAGCAGACTTTCCTAACAATGGTCGGATTATGTTATTGTCTGGTGAGAATCCAGATGCTTTGAGAGGTATTTACTTGGACTTGTGTGTCTTTGATGAGTATGGGATGCAGAATCCTAGGGTATGGGGGGAGGTTGTAAGACCAGCCCTATCCGATAGAGAGGGTAGTGCCATCTTTTTGGGAACACCTGCTGGGCATAATCATTTTTTTGATATATTGCAGCAAGCTAAAGAACAGGGCGAGGAAGGCTCTGACCAATGGTACTGGAAAATTGCTAAAGCTAGTGAGACGAAGCTAGTTAAAGATGTGGAATTAAAAGCTGCACAAGTGCAGATGACACCAGAGCAGTATGAGCAAGAGTATGAGTGTTCGTTTACGGCTGCTATTATTGGTGCGTATTATGGAAAACTATTAGCTGATGCTGATGATAATGGCAAGATTACCAGGGTTCCATACGATCCTGCGTTGCCGGTTCATACAGCTTGGGACTTAGGTATTAATGACTCGACTGCTATTTGGTTTGCACAGGTCTATAGAGGGGGTGCTGTTAATGTTATTGACTATTATGAGAATAGTGGCGTTGGCTTGGACCATTACGCTGAAGTATTGCGAAAGAAAGATTATCACTGGGGAGATCATCTTGCTCCACATGATATTGAGGTTCGAGAACTGGGTAGTGGGAAATCGAGATTAGAAACGGCTTTTAGTCTAGGGATACGCTTTAAGGTGATACCGAGAATGAAGATTGCTGATGGAATCAATGCTGCTAGAATGATGTTGCCTAAATGTTACTTTGATAGAGACAAATGTGCTGAAGGATTGGAAATGTTGCGACAGTATAGGCAGGAATGGGATGAAAAGAAAAAGATATTCCGAGATCAGCCAAGGCATGACTTTACGAGTCATAGTGCTGATGCGTTTAGATATTTAGCTGTTGGGTTGGAGAATCGTACTGTAATGACAAGAGCACCACAATCGGTGGCTGTGAATGAGTACAATCCGTTTACGCTATGATGTATGGGCAGGACTATGAAGATGCACTAGAGATGGTGTCTATTAGTGAGTTCCATAATTGGTGGGATGATAAACTTATACAGAAATATATTGAAAGACCTTTATCAGTTAGACAGTATAAAATTATTAGAGACAATCATATGAGTCCTGTAGTGTTTGCGACTTGGGGTTTTCCTAATAAAGAACAGGTAGAATTTTATAAAAAGAATTTAGAATTTCCTATTGATGGATATAAGGGTGGGGGTAAGGATGTTTGGGGTGTAGACTTTATTGCAAAAAAAGGTTATACAAGAATTGGGTTCCTTGAGTTAAGAAGGATTTTTTCAAGGAGTGGGTATCGTCAAGCATTTTGGTTAAGACCAGCTAAAAACAAGTTGAGTTGGCATAAATGGAAAGGAATGTAAAATGGGATCAGTCGTAAAGGTTGTTAAAAAGGTTACCAAAAAAGCGAAAAAGGCAGTAAAAAAAGTTGCCAAGCCGATTGAAAAAGCGATTGTTGAACCATTAGAAAAACCAGTTAAGAAGACAGTTAAGGAAGTTGTCAAAGCTCCAAAGGTTGTTGTAAAGAAAGTTGTAAAGCCAGTTGTTAAAGAAATAGCTAAAGTTCCCAAAACAATTATTGAGATCGGTGCTGATATAGTTGAACCTATAGAAAAACCTGTCAAGAAGGTAGTTAAAACTGTAGACAAGGCAATAGTTGAGCCACTAGAGAAGCCAGTTAAAAAGATTGTAAAAGAAGTTAAAGACTTACCAAAAGATATCGAGAAGAAACTTATTGAGCCATTAGAAAGACCTGTCAAGAAAGTTATCAATAAAATTGAAGATATTGGTGCAGACATAGTTGAGCCTTTAGAGAGACCAGTTAAGAAGTTAACCAAGGAAGTTGTTGAAACTGTAACAGGAACAGAAAAGCCTGAAGTCACACCAGTGATTACACCTGAAGTTACACCAGAAGTTGTTGAAGATGAAAAGCCAACTATTATGACAAGATATGCCACTAGAGGAAAAAGATCAGGTCAGGCTGGTACAATCATGGAAGGCTATGGCGTAATACAAAGAAAGAAATCATCAAGAGCCGTAACATAGGAGATAGCAATGTCATTCTTAAAACCAAAGGTATATGTTCCACCACCACCACCGGTTCCAGAAGAACCTGCTAAAGCTGATTATGAGAAGGCTGCTGCATTAGCGGCAGAAGCTGAATCATCTGAAAGAAGAAAGCGTAGAGGTCGTGGCAGTACAATAGTTGCTGGACAGCTAGGGGAAACATCTACCAGCATGAGTGGCACAGGTGGTACACCAACTTTATTAGGATAGAACTATGATGAATGTCAAAGATATAGTTGCTAGATTTCAACACGTTGAAGGTCAGCGAGATAACTGGAACAACCATTACCAGGAGTTAGCTGACTATATGCTGCCAAGAAAAGCAGACATAGTTAAGAAGAGAAGTCGTGGCGAAAAGAGAATGGAACTTATCTTTGATGGCACAGCTTTACAGGCAGTTGATTTACTATCATCTAGTTTACATGGGATGCTGACATCAGGTGCTACACCTTGGTTTCACTTGACAATGAAAGATGAAGAGTTAGGTAGAGACGAAGAAGTACAAAGGTGGTTAGAGGATTCATCACAAAGAATGATGCGTGCCTTTACCATGTCAAACTTTGAAACAGAAGTCCATGAGATGTATGTTGACCTGGTTGTGTTTGGTACTGGCTGTATGTTTGTGGAGATGGATGACAAGACTTTACGTTTCAGTACAAGACATATATCTGAGTTTTACGTTACAGAAGACCAATATGGTATAGTTGATACTGTTTTTAGAAAGTATGAGATACCTGCAAGGCAAGCTGTACAAAGATTTGGCATTGATAATGTCGGTGCATTTATTGCTAGAACATTTGAGAAGAAGCCTGATGAGAATGTAGACATACTTCATGTTGTGATGCCTAGAGCAGATAGGGATCCTACGAAAAGAGATAATAAGAATATGCCGTTTGCTTCTATGTATATCTGCATGGAAACAAAGATGATACTGGCAGAGAGTGGTTTCCAAGAACTGCCTTACGTTGTACCACGCTTCTTGAAGGCAACTGGAGAGGTGATGGGGAGATCTCCAGCAATGGTTGCGTTGCCAGATGTTAAGATGATAAATCTTATGTCTAAAACAATCATACAAGCGGCACAAAAAATGATAGATCCTCCACTACTAGTGCCTGATGATGGGTTTTTGCTCCCTATAAGAACCCAGCCTGGGGGTCTCAACTTTTACAGATCAGGTTCTAGGGATACGATTACACCATTACAAACAGGTGCTAATATACCTATTGGACTGAATATGGAAGAACAGCGAAGAGCAGCAATTCGTACTGCGTTCTTCGTTGACCAACTTTTAAGTGGCAATCAGCCAAACATGACAGCCACTGAAGTTATACAAAGGCAGGAAGAAAGAATGAGAGTGATAGGTCCTGTTCTTGGTAGATTGATGAACGAGATGCTAAGACCTTTGATTGACAGGGCGTTTGCTTTGATGCTTCGTGCTGATATGCTTGCTGTTCCACCAGAGATATTGCAGGGCATGGATATAGATATTGAATATGTATCACCACTTGCCAGGGCACAGAAGTCTAGCTCTGTTAATGGTGTGATGAGAGCGTTAGAGATATTGATGCCGTTGTCACAACAGTTACCGGTAGGAGACCACATTGATCCTGATGGATTGGTAACTTATCTAACAGAAGCGTTAGGTGTTCCAAAGAAAGTATTGAAACCTCAATCAGCCGTTGATGAGGAAAGAGAACAGCGTGCAATGATGCAGCAAGAGCAGATGGAAAGGCAAATGGAGCAAGAAGATGTTGCTACAGTCGGTCAGGCTGCACAAGCTGTAAGAATGGTGGGTGCAAATGAATGACCAGATAACACAGCTAAAGGTAATGTATAGAGATACCTTTGATGATAATGCTGGTAAGAAAGTTTTGGAGGATTTGGAGTTGCGTTGTAATTGGCGTGCTTCAAGTTATGTAGCTGGAGATGCCAATGCTACAGCCTTTGAAGAAGGTAAAAGGGCAGTAATACTACACATATATAATATGATGAAAGAGGAGTAAATATGTCAGAACAAGTTGCTGAACAGGTAGCCGAACCAGTACAGCCTTCAGTTATGGAGACACCAGCTGAAGTTGCACAAGGTGGGTCTGGTAACAGTTTCATGGAAATGATACCAGAAGAATTAAGGGAGCATCCAAGTTTATCGCCAATAAAAGACGTTGGTAATTTAGCTAGGAGTTATGTAAACGCACAGAGATTAATTGGTAGTGATAAGATCCCATTGCCAAAGAATCCAACAGACGAAGATTTAGATAACATTTACAGTAAGTTAGGTAGACCAGAGACACCAGAAGGTTATGAGTTGCCTGTTGATGGTAATGTTATTACAGAAGAAGTTGCACAACAATATGCAGACATTGCACATAGTCTAAGACTTACACCACAACAAGCACAAGGTGTATTGGACTATTACAAAAGCACAGTTGCACAAAGTTCAGAAGCTATGCAAGCTCAAGCAGAAGAGCAAGCTGAAGCTACAGCAGCAGAACTCCAAAGAGAATGGGGTCAGGCATTTGAGCAAAAGGTAACGGCTGCAAAAGAAGTTGTCGATCAGTTTGGTGGTAGTGAATTGCTACAGATGAAGCTAGAAGATGGTACATTGATTGGCAATCATCCAGCTTTTATCAAAGCATTTGCTGCTATGGGCGAGTTTAAGTCTACTGTTACAAGCGAAGATACTGTATCTGAAAACGCTGTAAATAGACAATATACACCACAAATGGCACAACAAGAAGTTGATGCTATGATGAACGATAAGTCACACGCTTACTGGAACAGGAAAGATCCGATAGGCAGACAACGTGCAGTGGAGCGTATGCAAGAATTGATGGGTTATATTCATGGATAGTGAATTAACATCAACAGAGATCCGTTTGGAATGTTTACGGCTTGCAGTTGAATTTGGTACGCAAAGAGATATGTTGCATCCAAGTAAACTTGCTGATATATATTACGAATGGGTTATGCAGGGTAGCTTGGCAACAAGTCCTCAAGACAATCGGAAAGACGATAGCCTGAAGTCGGCTCAAAAAACTAGGAGTGTCCGTAAAGGGTAGCACGCTGCAAACAAAATCAAATGTAACTTTTACTAAGGAGACTTAAATGTCAACACAAGTAACTACAGCGTTTGTTCAACAGTATTCTGCTAACGTGCAGATGCTATCTCAACAGATGGGAAGCCGTCTAAGAGATGCAGTTCGTGTAGAGAATATCGTTGGAAAGAACGCTTTTTTCGACCAGGTAGGCGTTGCTACTGCTCAGTTGCGTACCACTCGCCATGCCGACACACCTCAGATGGACACACCACACGCAAGACGTAGGGTGAGTTTAGCTGACTATGAGTACGCTGATTTAATTGATGACCAAGATAAGGTTAGAATGTTAATCGATCCTACATCTTCTTATGCAATGGCTGCTGCTGCTGCAATGGGAAGAGCAATGGATGACGTTATCATCTCTGCTGCACTTGGTACAGCTTTTACAGGCGAAACAGGCTCAACATCTACTTCATTTGCTGCTGCTAACCAGATTGCAAATGGTAGTGCCGATATGTCTATTGCTAAGTTAATTGAAGCTAAGAAGATTTTAGATTTAGCTGACGTTGATCCTTCAATACCAAGATATATTGCTGTTGGTCCTAATCAGATTGAAGCTCTATTAA